GATGTCAGCAGACTTTGCGGCTCTTGTCTCTGGTACTCTTAACTACTGGTTTCTTGATCGTACACTCAGCAAGCGTGGACTATGAACTTAACTATAGCCGCAGACTTGTGTAAACATTTTGAAGGCTTTAGTTCTAAGCCTTACATGTGTCCTGCTAATGTAGCTACTATTGGCTACGGCAGTACATATTATGCTGACGGTAAAAAAGTAACGCTTCAGGATCCTCCTATGAGTGAGCCTGAGGCTTATGATCTTTTACTTAAAGAATTACATCATACCTATTTGCCCGGAACACTTAGGTATTGTCCTGTACTAGCTACAGATGAAAAAAAATTAAATGCTATTGTTGACTTCTGTTACAACTTAGGTGTAGGTAGACTACAGACAAGTACATTAAGACGAAAGATTAATGAACAAGACTGGGAAGCCGCTAAGGTAGAGTTAATGAAATGGAATAAGGGTGGAGGTAAAGTGTTAGCTGGTCTTAACAAAAGACGCAAGGCTGAATGCGCTTTACTTGGTACCTAATAGTAATAAAAAGGATATCTCATGGCAACCCCAATCGAACAGCTAGGTAAAGGCGGTCTTAATACAGACTTACCTCCTATGATTGTACCTCAAAATACATTTACAGACGTACTTAATGTACGCTTTGATGATGAAGCAGTATCAACAATTACAGGTGAGTCTATATACAGAACAGTTGCTATTGCTCCTGATTATGGTATTCATTGGAGACGTCCAGATCAAGGCTACAATATATTTGCTAAAAATGGAAACATTGTTAGGGTAGATGCTGCTGGTAATGTGTCTTCAATGTTATCTAGTGGTAGTGGATCTTACTCAAATAGTGATTGGCAAGGAACTTTATTTAATGGCGGTTATGCTGTTGTTCTTAACAACGGTAAGTCAACACCATTGTATTGTTTATATGGGGATATTAATGCTGACTCCGCATTTCTTCCACTTCCTAATTGGAATTATTTACCAGAGTTAACTATTACAGCTAAAGTAGTTAGATCACTTAACTACTCGCTTGTTGCAGCTAACCTTACTATTGCAGACAGTACTAGTGGGTTAACAACTTATGCACCAAGTACTGTACGTGTATCTGCGCAAGCCGCTACAGGAGCTATCCCTACTCAATGGCAACCAGATCTTACAACAGATACTGCAGATGAATTTGAAATTAACTCTACTTCTCCTATTTTAGATATGGCTGAATTACGAGGTAATATGTTTATATATTCTTCAGACAGTATTAGTATATTGTCTATTGGAGCTAATGGAACACGAGTTGTTCCTTATAGTAGGTCTTACGGGATATTGTCTCAAGATTGTGTATGTGAAATTGAAGGTAAACATTTTGTTGTTGACCGTAATGATATCTATTTACACAATGGTTCAGGACAAATTGATTCTCTTGCTGACTTTAGAATTAAAAAGTATTTCTTTAATAATTTAAATAAAGATGCTATTGACAAAGTTCATGTAACAAGACATGCATTTTATAAAGAAATTTGGATTAATTATCCTAAAGGAAGTTCTACCGTATGTAATGAAGTATTAATTTATAATTATAAAAATAATACATGGTCTAGAAGACAAGCTACTAACATGACATATTCTTTCTTTGGCCCATCTAATGTGTCTAACGCATTTCAGTATGGTAAAGAAGTAGTATACTTTACAACTAATACAACAACAACTCTTGTAGAGTCTGATGCTTATCAGATGTGGAATGGTACTGCATTAGCTTCTTATACATCTTATAGAGAGAAAAAGAAACTTAATTCGGGTGATGTTACAGGAAGTTCTTTAATTACTTCTATATACCCTATATTTGATACTGTACCTAATGATTCTAATATTACTATTAGAGTTGTAGGACAAAACAATTACATTAAAAATGTAGACTTGTCTGTAGATGATGCGGCATTAAAAGATACATTTACTTTTCTTCCTAACAACGAAAAATCACAAGGCTATAAAGTTGACCCAAGGGTTAATGGTCGTGTACTTAACTATCGAATTACTGCAACAAGTTATTGGCGACTAGCTATGATGCTACTTGACGCTAAACCTGCTGATCGGAGATAATATGTATAATCCCCCTATTACGGGTAATAAAGAATTAGATGCTTTTCTTTCTCAGCTTATGCTTGAAGGTACATCAGGAGCTTTTGATGGTGTAACAGTAAACACAAATACAGGTGTTATTAGTGATGGCAGTGGAAATATTTTAGGATATCTCTACAGATACCTTGCTGTTAAATATGCTGATGATAATTTAGGTGATGGCTTATCTAATGTACCTACTAACAAAGCTTATTATGGTATTAAGAATTCAGACTCATCAACGGAATCAGTTAATCCAGCAGACTACCGTTGGTTTCAAGTTACTGGTGGTTTTGGTACTACTAAATTTCTTTGGTATCAGTCTGTAGGTGGTCGTAAAGTTAACTTCAGAGTTGCAACTACAGTTCCAGCTGTTGGCTGGTTAGTTGATCCGGGTACAGCTATTGATACTGATATTGTTACATCAATAAATGCGGGATCATTAGATTCCTTTTCATCTTTCTTTACTCCACCATCACTTCAGGTTCCTCGTACAGGAGACCCATTAACACCTAACTTTACTGGTGTTACACCTAAGCTTTATGCAGTTAACAACAGTGTTAATGTACCTTTTGTTTCTGCTCAAACAGATGCAGACGGAAGTTTTGTAAATAACTCTTGGCGTATTGGTGGAAGTTCTTCTACAGGCAATGCTGATATTGTGTACACTAATGTAACAATGTCTGCACCAACTGATGGTGGTGACTTTGCTTCATGGGCTGCCCCATCAGCAATGTCTGCTACTCCAGCAACAATATTTGTTCCTGTTAGATTTAAAAACAGTGCTGGAACAGTTGTTCAGGGTTCTCCTTCTCAAATACAATTATTCTTTGTTGATCAAGGTGCTACTGGTGATCAAAATGCTTATGCTAATTTGTATCAATGGTCTGTAGGAACACCCGGAAACCCTAATGGGTCTTCTACGTTTACATGGGCAACTGGTGCTAACTCAGGATACACTGGCGGTAATGGATGGTCTACATCTATTCCAGCAAATCCTGGAACACCTTTGCTAGTGTTATGGATAGCTACTAAAAAAGTAACTGCTGTTGCTGGTGCAACAACAAGTACTGTTAGTTGGACAAGTGGTTTTTCTATATCAGGTGCAGGACAGAATGGTGATACAGGCCCAGCTGGTTTTCAAAATGCTAAACCTACTGTATACCAATGGGCAATAACTATTCCAAGTATATCAGGTACGTCTACATACACATGGAGTAATGGTTCTTTTGCTGATCCATCTGGGTGGTCTAAAACTATTGCAGCTGCACCAAGCGCAGGATATACTTTATGGGCGGCTAGTGTTAACCTTGTAGACTCATCTACTGTAAGTACAAGCACAATTAACTGGACTACTGCAAGTATTGTTGCTTCAGGATATTCTGCGGCAGGAACTGCTGGTGCTTCTGCTCGTGTAACATTTGCACGTATGCCTACTGATGTTAACCCTGTTCCTGTATCTGGTAATATAACAACAAGCGGTAGCTCATCTTATCCAACAAGTGGTCAATCATTGTCTACTTGGGGGTTTTCTGCTACATGGGGACCTAGTGACCCTAACCCTTCAAGTACACGTTCTTTGTATCAAGCAGATGGTATCTATGATCCATCTACTGGTAATACTGTTTGGTCTACTCCTTATTTATCTATGTTAAAAGTTGGTCAGCTTTCTGCTGTATCAACTAACACTGGTAATTTAACTGTGTCAGGAACTTTTCAGTCTAATAATGCTTCAATCAGTGGTAGTGGTACTACTATGGCAAGCGGTACTAGTGGTGGTGTATTGTATTCTACTGGTTTGTTTGCTTTTGGTAACAGCACAACTAATATTGCATTTAACGGTAGTACTATGTACCTTAATGGCAACGTAGTTTCTACAGGTAATCTTAACAATAACTCTGTTACAGTACCCGCAAACATTTCAGCATACCTTGGTGGTTATGTTAATAAAGATGGTCCTGGAGTTTGGCAAGACGTAGGAGGTGTATCTACTACTTATGCTAGTACACCTGACGCTGTTCTTGTTACTGTATCTCTTAATTTGTTTTATATGTCAGGTAGTGGGCAAACCGCTTCTTTTGTTAGAGTTACTGAGCTTAATAGTGGTATATCTACTTTAGCAAATGGTATAACTCATACTAATTCTACAATCCTTTCTATGACAATTAATATGACAGGTATTGGTAGTGGAGCAAGAACTTTTATGGTTCAAATAGGACAAGAAACAGGTGGACCAACTTTTATTGTTGGTAATGCAAGCTTAACAACATTGGCGACTTATCGATGAATACATATTACGTACAATACAATTTAAGCAATGGTAGAATCATTGGTAGTGGAGTAACACAATTAGAAGTTGTAGATTCTTTTGATAATTATTTACAGACAGATTCTTTTATTGACAATACAAAATACAAAGTAGTTAACAAAGAAATAGTACCTATACCTGAGTCTCCCGGTGATAACTACTATTACAACTTTGATACTTCTGAATGGGTATATGATACTACTATCCTATCTAATAAAGTTAAACAACAAAGAAATGAATTGTTAATTTTATCTGATTGGACTCAGATACCTAACAATCCATTAACACAAGCTAAACAAACTGAGTGGTCAAACTATAGACAACAGCTAAGAGATATTACTAATCAACAAGGATATCCTGTAACTATAGTGTGGCCAACCCCACCAAACTAAATATGAAAATTATCTTACTATCACCCGAACAAACAATACAACACTGGTCAACACTCTCTGTATTACTCCAAAAAGTAATTGAGCATGGACAAGGAGAATCTACATTAACAGACTATCTTAAAAAGATTCTCAATGAGTACGTTCAATGTTGGGCGGTAGTAGATGATGATTTAAATATTATTGGTGCTGGTTTAACTCAATACCTACAATACTCTCAACATAAAACACTTCATATAATTGCTTTCTCTGGAAGTGACTTTGAAGAACAATCTAAGGTGTTCCCTACAGTGGAACAATTTGCCCGTGATTCTGGCTGTAAAGCTATTGAACAATGGGGTCGTCCAGGATGGGCAAAGGTACTACCAAAGTATGTATCTG